ACCATGTTTCAATCTCACCGACTCCCTTTGTGTTCTTAAATGTACCGCCAGTCAAGACCAATATCTCTTCGCCCTCTTCTAGTAGTTCTGCAAGACGTGTCTTAATCTGCGGCCAAAACTCATCTAGAGTATAGTCCCTCTCTTTTTGAATCGGTTTGCTGTTTATCTTTCTTAGTTCTTCCTTGACTTCATCCGTAAGCGTAAACTCAATACTTCTTGTGCTTAGCCACTTGGCGTTCTCAAGATGTATCTTGAATAGATTCCCGACCTTCTTATTCGCCTCCCAATCGTGTTCTACAAACTGCTCAGCCATCTCGCGCGACGGACTTGTAGACACAAAGGGCTTCCTATTGTCAATCGTGGTGTCCTGCTTAGCCTGACCTCTGTAGACAATCCTACTGGCAGTTGAACCATACTTTTTGATGATATCTCCAATCTCCTTTGTATCGCAGTTGTAGTAGATTGCGATATAACAGACCATCGCCGCTTCTTCTCGCGGTGTAAGTCTCATTACTTACACACTTTGAATAAATTCCCAGTTCAGGTAGTCACAGATCTTCTTCCAAATCTGGTCATGAGCGATCAAGCGGTCACGAGACTTCAAAAGAGGAAAGAACACCTTATATTCATCCAAGTCTAGCAACTCAAAGAACTTGTAGAGAATGTAGGAATACGAAAGGAAGTTGGTCCTGTCGTTCGGACAATAGAGCAGAAACGGCGCTTGAATCTCCTGAAACATCGCACGAACCTTCTCCTCTATTTCAGGGGTGATGGTTGGGGGCGGATTGCCATTCAGACGACTCAGGATGTGAGCGCGATGCTCGTAATACTTGGATCGTCCCAACTTTTTCAGGATCTGACGAATATCCTCCTCAGACAGATCTGCAATATTATCAATCCTACGCTTACGGATCTCAAGCACAACCTCATTCATGACCTCCTCAGGAATGATGGTAGACTCCTTTGCCTGAAACTGGTTCAGGATCTCATTCAGGTGGTTGATCTTCTTATACGCATAGTTGTTCCGCTCCTTGGGAGGATCACGAAACGAAGGAAAGTCAGACACAACCAGTGCATATTCCTCAGAACCGCAGGAAGGACAGACAAGAATTCCCTCTGAAGAAATCTCCTCGCGAGCAGTGTTGCACGCAGCACAATGTTCCGTAAGCATCTGGGTTGCCTCAGCAGTGTTCGACAACTTCATACGAGAGACGTATTCGTCAAACATCTGCTTCTTTGACAGTCCTGTGTCGGTAGGCACATTCGCGACAAAGAACTTGAGAAACGTGTTTGCGTCTTTTGGGTGAGGAGCGGGTGCGCTTGTGGCGTCCTGTTTTCCATAGTAATCGAGCAGAATGTCCATATTTTTCATATAGTACTCCTCCACTGGATTTGACTTGGCAAGTTCCTGTTCTATCTCGCGAATCTGAGAATCTACCTGTGAGCACTTTACGATCTCGGTTATGTCTGATGATGCGCTCAGTGTTTCACGTTGAGTCTTGAGTTCTTCTAACTTGGCAGTAAGTTCGTCCTGCTTCGATCCAGACTCCCGCAGGGTTTGGACTTGTTCCTGATGAACAGAATCAAGAGTTCCCATGGCATTCGCACCACTTGCATCTCTAATTTTGCGCACTCGGAACACGTCCATTTACAAATTCTTCAGTCTGCTTCCTGAAGACCATATTTGAGAACATGCACGGACGTTGACGTTTGAGGTCGTTGAACGTTTTTTCATACTCCAACCCATAGTGTGTCGTAATATAGGTAAGCGCCAAGAACGCCGACCGATTAATGCCACACTGGCAATGAACAAAGATGGTTCCGTCACCCTGACGTAAAAAGTCCGTCAAAACCTCCTCAAATTGAGGATACCAGTCAAGGATGTTGTGCTTGGTTGTGTCAAATGCTCCGATGCACGCATACTTTGAGATGAACCGTTCCCGAAACCAACGAGGAGAATCCGCATGAAACGCGCAGTTAATGACGTGCGTGATGTTGTGCTTATTGCAAAAAGAAGGTGTTAACATCTCACCTGCACCCACCAGGATGCGAGAGTAAAACCATGCAGGTTGTTGTGTCATATAGATGGGCTTGATACCCTGGAACTGCATACTATTAGTATGCGGGTTGTCTTTAACCGAACCTCTCACGCATCTCCGAGTATGTCATTGGCGTATCCTTGTGCTTTGCGAGAACCTCGAGTTGCTGTTTCAGGGTCATGTCTGTGGGGCACGCAATGAACTCGTCTCTCTTTCGCTGAAGGAGCGCCGCCTGCGCCTCTTGAGGGTTCTTCTTCGTATACTTCTTCTCCCAGTCATCGTATCCGTTACGGGCGATAAACTGAACCTCTCTGAACGCCCATTCAAGATACGAGTCATTGAGCGGGTCCTTTGTATAGTACAGGTTCTGATCAATCTCATCAAGCATCTTGTCCTTCGAGAGCATGAAGAACCCTCCAGTAGGTTCGTGCTTCATGTAGTCTAGTGCACCCGGTGTGTTCTTGACAGCAGTGTAGACCGCATCAACCATATGTTGTTCGCTTTCGGTAAGAACAAGCATTCTATGAACACCACTCCCTATTGTTGTCAGATTCCGTTTTGCTCGACAGGATCTTTGCTAGTGTCATTTCGTTCTTAAAGATCACGTCTGGGTGCAACGGTGCACAGTCTTCTTGAATGTATCCACCTGAATGCTCGAAGTGAATGCGTTGAATCTCTTTCATCTGTTTGAACTGGTAACTGACCCAATACAGCGCCATATATCGTGGTTTGGATAGTTCGAATGTCCTCTGCTGTGTGAGTCCAACTCGTCGAACAAGTCCAGCTTCAATGCAACGAATGGCGAGATACATACATCGGTCTTGTGATGGGCAATCAAACACTTCCCAATGATGGTCCGAAGCAATACGCTGGAACTCGGGGACTAATTCATCAATCATTCTGAAGGTCACTGCAAGGTTGTAGAATCCATGGAAGGCGTGCCAGAAGGGGAAGGGGCGATGAAGAACATCATAAATGTAGACCCTACACTTAGGACAGTCTTTGATACTCATTTTGATACAGCAGTTAAAAATTGTTGTGGTGTTGGAATCCGTTTTATTGTTTACCACGTCGTCTCGCGCCTGTACGCCTTCTCACCGTCATCGTATTCCTGTGTAGGAAGTTCCTCCTGAGGCGGGATGAACTCTATCGTAAAGTTCAGGTTGTTGTCCTCATCCGTCCAATACGAGGCGTGGACATAGAGACCGCACTGCTTCTCGAACCGCTCGAGAACATTGTGCTCGTGAATGATGTCCTTCAGATTCACGCCCTGCGCCTCAGCGTAGAGTTGGTAGACCAGAAACTTGGTCGAGCGCTTGTTCGCGATCGCATCCAGGAACCTCAACTTCATACGGCAACACTCGGCAGCAACAACCAGTTGGTCAACCAGATCGGATCCAATCTGCTCGTTCACCGTGTCGTTGCGCTTGTTGACATTGAGAAGCTCCTTGATATCCTGAGAACTGAGAACCGTCATTTTTGATACCTCTGACGTATTCTACGAACTAAATTCCATTTTACCCGAGAAAACTCAGGAGGAAAACATTGAGCAGATGACTGATCACAACTGCCGCGGCGCCGAGAACTCCGGCGCCCTGCCAAGATACAACGCCACCGGATGTGTACGCATTTGGGATGTAGCGGAGCAGCAGGTCACGCGGCGCGGACAGAGACAGAATCACAGTTGCGAGAAAGAACGAAATGTACAGAGTGAGGTTCGCCCACATCATGCGCATCATGGGCAGCGACGGTTTGAAAGAGGGCGCCATCTGGGTGCGCTGGATGTGGTCAGAACCAGAGACACCTGCCATCGGCGGCATCGACTGGGGCAACTGGGGCGAGGGCAGGAGGGCGTCAAGCGAAGTCTGGTCGTCCATTGTTTATGAAGGAGACAGGATTTCGCAACTAGCATCTTCCACGCGATACTTGTAGCATTTGCCGTCCACCTTGACGGTCTTCGCTTCTACATCCGTCAACGGAATCCCTAACGTGCGATACGTTGCGTAGTTCCGGTGAAAGAGTAATACAGAGATACCTAGTCCAATGACGAACGAAAAAAAGGGACTCGCGCGTTCGATTGCCTTGGTGATGTCAAGCATTACTTCTTGTTGAGACTTGCGAGAAGATTGAAAGAGTCATTTTCTTGTCCACATGGGACTTCGATTGCACTGGTGCGAATGCATCCAGTATCTGTGTGAAATACACCTGTATCATAGGGCGAGGGTACGGCAACTTGCTTCCTTGTAGGCGGTATCACAATGCAGGAAATCAACATACCCACAATGACACCTGCGACAATCCAGACGATGTGGAACATTACTTTACACGGGGACAGTTTTTGGTTGAGACTGGTATCTGAAATATGCAAGAGCAAGAGGTGTGCTAATCAGTCCAGAATACGGGATCAGAATAGCAACGGCAGTCAGAATATACGCTGTGATTACCTTATCCTCTAGGATGAGCAGTCGGTACGGCGCAACAATACTGAACACCCATAGCAGCGTCATCAGAATGGTAAACGCAACCTTCGCAATGGATGTCAGGAGACCCCAGGTTCCTTCAGAGAACGTATCAGGCAACTTAATCGGCGCTGAAGTGGGTTTCTCTCCAACCTTTACCGCCTGTCCGTCCGGAATCGCAACCGTTCGCTCGTTACCAGTTGAATCAATGTATGTCAGGGTCAACCTACGACCACTCACAATGTTCGCAGAGGACTGTTTTTCCGCGATCTTCTTTTGGACCATGCTCGATTCCAACTGACTCTGGTTGAAGTCCATGCACTTCTTATCTTGGGCGCCTCTGCAGATTTTGATTGCAGCGTCCTTGGCGTCTTGCTTCTCAGAATCAGAGAGACTCACATCTTTCTCGCCCAGCGACAGGTCAATCGCAGGAACAAGACTTCCGTTCGCGACCAAATCGAGGTACCCGTCCTTTGCCTTCTTAACGATT